AGCCTTACAACAGCGCCGTCGCTGCCCGCAACTACACTGGCGAACTACTGCTACTCCTCCATGTTTTATGGCTGTATAAAAATCAAACTATCTACCACGGCGTCCGGAACATATACCAAGTCGTACCGCATCCCAAAAAGCGGAACCGGGACAACAGCTTCAAGTGCGCTTAATAATATGTTTGCCAATACAGGAGGCACATTCAAAGGAACGCCGGAAATCAACACCACCTACTATTTGGATGAATCCAACACCATTGTGTAAAGGAGGCCAAGCATGGCAGAATTTATCAAAGTTGGCGGGCAGGAGTACCCTGCGACGCTGATCTACAACTACAAAGACCGCAACTGGGATATGCGCGAGACGCAGACGGTGCACCTCACCATGCCCTACGCGGAGGCGGCGGCGCTACTACCTGACAACACGCCGTGGAGCATCGTACAGCGCGAAACGGTGGACGTGCTGGACGAGCAAGGGAAGCCCACGGGCGAGACCAAAGAGGTCGTCAACGAGTACGACAACAGCGAATACAGCATCGCTGGCGACATAACTGACCACCGCGACGGCACGGTCAGCATTAAGATGGGCAAGCCCACGGAATCCGAGCTTTCAGAGGCGACCGTCACGGCGCTGGTCGGCCAGAGCATCACGCCGCAGCGCGCCGCAGCGCTGCGACCGGTCATCGAGCAGGCCAGTGCGTCGCTCTCTGACGGCGAGGCGGCGAAGTCGCCCGAGCTGTTCCCGCGCTGGGCGGATCACATCGGCGAGACCGTCAAGCCCGGCGACCGCCGCAGCGATATGGACGATAACGGCGTGCTGCACGTCTACCGCGTCAACAAAGGTCAGGGTCACACTACTCAGGCCGACTGGCCTCCGCACAGCACTCCCGCAATGTGGACTATCATTGACCTCGAGCATGCTGGTACTCAAGATGACCCGATTCCGGCCGCTCGTGGTATGGAGTACACTTATGGTCTCTACTACAAAGACCCCGAGGACACTAAGCTGTACCTGTGTGAGCGTATTGGTGAGGCCGCGGGCGGGAAGATCGTCTTGCAGTATTTGCCGCACGAGTTGGTGGGGAATTATTTCACGGCGGTCTAAGGCCGCAGAAAGGGAGCGGGATATGGATAATGCAAAGCACTACGATGACGCAGAGATCGCGTTGATCGAAAGCCGATGCAAGAGCAATACGCACCGCATCAACGAGTTGCAGGAGCACCAAACGGCGCTTGACAGGCTGGCAACGTCGGTCGAAGTGCTGGCGACCAAGCAGGAAACCGTTGAGGGCGACGTCAAAGAAATCAAAGAGGACGTGAAAGCCATCACGGGCAAGGCTGGGAAACGGTGGGACAGTCTGGTCGACAAGGCTCTCGCAGCGCTGGCGGGCGCGTTTATCGCGTGGCTGCTGTCGGGGGTGGCCTTATGAAGAAACTGAGAAAGCGGGACAAGTACGTCATCGCGGCAGTGCTCAACCTCTGCTGGTACTGCATTGCGGTTCTCGTATTGACCGCGCATGACAAGGTAGTGCCGGACAGTCTGACCGTCGCGTGGTTCGCTGCGTGGACGGCAGAACTGGCGCTGCTGGCGGGAATCAAAATCAAAGGAAAGGACGAATAACATGGAACTGATTCGCAAGAGAATGGCAAACCTGATGAGCGTCAAGAGCATCGTGACGCTGGTGCTGACGGGAGTATTTGCGTACATGGCCGTCACGGGCAACATCTCGCAGGACTTTATGACGATCTATGCGGTCATCATCGCGTTCTACTTCGGCACGCAGAGCCAGAAGGCACAGGACGTGATCGACAAGGGGGCGTAAGCATGGCGAGAGCAGAAGACATCCTTGCCATCGCGCGCAAGGAGATCGGTACGGTGGAGCAGCCGGGCAACCGCCAGAAGTACGGCAAATCCTACGGCATGGACGGCGTGTACTGGTGCATGCAGTTCGTGTGGTGGTGCTTTCAGCAGGCGGACAAGCAGCTCTTTTACGGCGGCGGGAAGACCGCAAGTTGCGGCGAGCTGATGAACTACGCCAAGGCCCACAGGCAGTGGGTCACGTCCGGCTATCAGCCGGGCGACGTGCTCATCTATGACTTTCCCAACACGAAGGTCAAGACCGATCATACGGGCATTTGCGAGAGCGTAAGCGGGCAGTACGTGATAGCCATCGAGGGCAACACGTCAAGCGGCGCAGCTGGCAGCCAGTCCAACGGCGACGGGGTGTACCGCCGTAAGCGCAAGCTGTCGCTCGTGGTAGGCGCATACCGCCCGAAGTATGAGGCGAGTTACCGTGAACTGCTCAAAAAGCGCTCTGGCCTTGAGGACAAGACGATGGACTACCTCGCGGCGTACAAGTACGGCAGTGACCTGATTCGCAAGCTCGCGACGATGAAATAATTGTGCCCGAATCGGGCACGGAAAGGAAAACGGGCGGGAGGCCTGCAATGTCTCCCCTCGCGTGAGCGCTCTGCAAGCCCCGGTGCATAGCATGGACAAGCAGCACCGAGCGATCCGCGCGCAATTATCCTCTATGGCCCCGAAGCGGGCTGTGGCGTATATTTTATCTTTTGAGCTGCCAGCGGACGAGGCGGCGTGCATTATCGAGTGCGACGTGCGACGCAAGAGCTACGCGCAAGTGTGTGCAGCGCTGCACCTATCGCCGGAGGCGGTCAACCGTTGCCGCAGGCGGGCATACAAAAAAATAGCAGATGGGCAAAGAGAGCACCGAGGTTAATCGGTGCTCTCTTTTTACCTAAAAAGGCTTTTGAAGTATTTTTTGACCAAATATTGACCAAACGATGACCATTTGCAGGGCGCGATCCACGGTATGATTGAGGCAACAAAAGGAGGTGCGCGAAATGTATGACCGACTTTTAGCTTTGGGCTTTACGGAGCAAATGGCGATGGACATTTTGACGCTGTTTCCTGATCCTGACGAACTGCGCACTTACGTTTATTTTGCGGAGCTTTTTCATGTATAGCTATTTCAACCCGAATCCAAACGGACGCAACGTGTCGGACTGCACCGTGCGCGCGATCTGCAAGGCGACCGGGAAAGACTGGGGCGAGGTCTATTTAGCACTGTGCATACAGGGGTACTTAGACGGCGATCTTCCCAATGCAAACGCTTGTTGGGGCTCATATCTGCGATCGCTCGGCTATCGTCGTTATATCATACCGGACACTTGCCCAGACTGCTACACGGTCGGTAAGTTTGCCGACGATCACCCGCGCGGGACGTATATTCTCGCGCTTTCTGGTCATGTTGTCTGCGTGCAGGATGGTGTAATTTACGACAGCTGGAACAGCGAGAACGAAATCCCGCTTTATTACTGGGTCAAAGAAACGGAGGAATGAACATGGCATATCCCTATTTCAACCCCTATTATCCGCAACCAATGCCGGATAACCTCATGCAGATGCGGCAGATGCAGCAGCCACAGATGCAGCCCATGCAGCAGCCTATGTCGCAGCCAGTGCAGCAGAACCCCATCGCACAGGGCGGCGTGCAGTGGGTAAGCGGCGAGCAGGAGGCAAGGGGCTATCTCATCGCACCGAACTCTGCTGTGGCGCTGTGGGATTCTACCGCGCCGACTGTGTATCTCAAGCAAGCGGATGCAAGCGGCAAGCCGACGCTCAAGATTTACGACCTTGTAGAGCGCGCAGAAACGCCCCGTACAACTCCGCAGGAAAATGGCGTGGAATTTGTCACCCGCAAGGAGTTTGACGCGCTGGCGGCGCTTGTGGGCGAAATAAAGGGCAAGAAGAAGCGCAAGGAGGACGGCGGCGATGAATAATCCCTTTTTCGGTGCGCTCGGCGGCGGGAACGGCTTTATGCAGATGATGCAGCAGTTCCAGCAATTCAAGGCAAATTTTCATGGTGACCCCAAAGCGGAGGTCGAAAAGCTCTTGCAAAGCGGTAAGCTGAACCAACAGCAGCTCAACCAGCTTCAGCAGATGGCGAAGCAGTTTCAAAGCCTGATGCAATAAGCAAAGTCTAAGCAAGATTTAAACAAAGTGTTTGCTCAACTTTTTGCAAAATCAATATCGCGGCCACGATTTGATAAATTTTTTTAAGGAGTGATTTTATGTCTCTTTCCGATGGCGGCGCTCCCATGCTGACCATGCCGGTTTCGCCTACTAACAGCGGTGGAGGTTTCGGCTGGGGCGGTGACAACGGTGTTTGGCTCATTGTGTTGTTCCTGATCTTTGCCGTGTGCGGAGGCTGGGGCAATAACGGTTGGGGGGGTGGCGGTGGCGCTATGGACAATTACGTCCTCGCCAGCGATTTTGCTACTCTCCAGCGCCAGATTGACAGCGCGGCGTCCACGATTGAGCGCAAGAGCGATATTACCCAGCAAGGCATCTGTGATGGCTTTTACGCCATGAATACCGGGATGCTCAACGGCTTTGCCGGGGTGACGCAGACCGTGACCAGCGGGTTCTCGCAAGCAGAAGTTGCCCGGTGTAACCAGCAGATGGCATTTATGCAGCAGTTTAGCGCCCTGCAGGCACAGATGTCCGGCTGCTGCTGCGATCTTCGCGAAGCGATTCAGGGGATCAACTACAACCTCGCCACACAGGGGAGCGAGACCCGCAACCTGATTCAGGGGAATACCCGTGATATCATTGATGCCATGAACTGCGGCTTCCGCAGCATTGAGCAGCGTCTAACCGCGCAGGAGATCGCTGCGAAGGATGCGAAGATTGCTGAACAGAACCAGCGTCTTTTTGCTGCTGACCTCGCGGCCTCTCAGGCTGCTCAGACGCTTGATATGCGCAACTATGTTAGCGCACAGTTCGCGTATTACAACCCGCGCCCCGTTCCTTCTTTTGAGGTTCCTGCACCTTATCAGTACGGGGGTTGCGGCTGCGGCTGCAATCAGGGCTGCGGCTGCTGACAACTGCATAGCATAGCTTTTTGTTGACGATTTTGTTGACGCCAACAAAATGGTCGGCCCCGTGCCGATACTAACGACAAACGCGGCGGGGCAATAGCCCCGCCGCTGTGTTTTAACCGGGTCGAAATCGACCCCTTTAGAAAGGACTGAACTCATGAAAACGATTGACGATCTGAAACAAGAATTTGTAGACCATCTTGCCGCTATGGATAAGTCCGAAATGAGCATGTTCGAACTCTCAAACTATGCCGATCTGCTGTATAAGGCGGACGCTCTTTTCAAGCCAAGCTATACAGATGTACTTGCATCCGGCTTCATTCCCCCTTTTGCGGCAACTACTTGGAAAAAGGAGGAGAAGAAAAATGGCTGAATATAGTAATTCCGCTATTGTTTCTGTTGCTGCTGGGCAAAACGTCCCGCTGACGGAAACTGCGATCAATAGCAAGCCCTGTATCGTGCATCGTCAGGGCGCAGGCATTGTCACGCTTCGCGGCCTCACCAATCAAAATCGCGCCCTGTTTAGGGTCTCCTATGGCGGCAACATCGCTATTCCCACCGGAGGCACGGTCGAGGCCATCACGGCGGCGCTTGCCATTAACGGAGAACCGCTGACCAGTGCAACGGCTACCGTCACGCCTGCGGCGGTAGAAAACTACTTTAACATTTATGTTTCCGCACAGGTCTGCGTTCCGAAAGGCTGCTGCTTGACGGTCGCAATGGAAAACACCAGCACTCAGGACGTCAACTTCGCTAACTCGAATCTGACGGTTGAGAGAATCGCGTGAAAGGAGAATGGACATGAGCAAGAAAGCAATGTATGATCTGCGCAATATGCTGTGCGACGAACTCGACGAGCTGGCACGCAAGGGCGAGCTTGGCGCGGGGGACCTTGAGATCGCACACAAGATTACCGACACCATCAAAAATATCGATAAGATCGAGATGATGGAGGACGACGGCTATTCCCGCGATGAAGACTATTCTCGCCGATATTCCCGCGACGGAGACTGGCAGTCGGGTATGCGCGGCGCTTATGATCGTGATATGTCCAATGCGAGACGCGGCACGCATTATGTGCGCGGACACTATTCCCGTGACGGCGGCATTGACAACATGAAACGCCAGTTGCAGGAAATGTTGGACAACGCCGACGATGAAAGCATCCGCAGAGCCATCCAGCGCTGCATGGACACGATTGAGGGCTAAAGGGGGTGCGCCCCTATGGTCGACGAGAACGAGGTCAAGCGCTGGATAGCTCGCCTTGAAACGGAAGAATCAAGCTGGACAAACTATGAGCGCCTTGCCGTGCTGTATGCTATCCGTGACCAGCAAAGCGGCATCAGGGAGAGAGCTTTGCCAACGGCATACTCTGCAGCGCCCGCGCCGGTCAACGTCGAAACATACGGCGACAGCGATTTTCTGCGCGCAGTGGCAGATGTTCCGCCGGACAAGGCGTGGGAGATCATGGACGAGCTGATGGACAGTTTGAAAATTGTAAACGAGCGCGTCTATAATAGCGTCATGCGCAAACTGGAAAAGTAAATTGCAGATGGAATTGCAGATGAGTTACAAAAAACCTTGTAATATCAATGCTTTTGCGGATTCGGTTGCGGGTTCGACTCCCGCCGCCTCCACCAATGAAAAAACCTCGCAGTTTCAACAGCTGCGGGGTTTTTCTTGTATTTGCAAGGGTTTTCTGGCTTACTTGTTTACGCATTACTTGCGATATTTGCAAGTTAAGTGCGCTTAAAACAGCGTTTTTGCAGATGAATTGCAGATGAAATTACAGATGAAATTCGGATTCAAAAAAGCCGTCAACGGCATTTGCCACTGCTACGGCTTTATCATCCATGGTGTGCTGATATACGTTTTTAAGCATATTGTTTGTAGAGTGCCCCATGCGCTCCATTGCGTATTTATCGGGAACATTAAGCCTGAGCATGACCGATGCGTTTACATGACGGAGGTCGTGAAAGCGAAACGGCGAAACTCCACAGCGGGCGCACGCGCGTTGCAGATGCTTATACAGCACGTTCCTGGTCGCGTGAACAATATACTCATCTGTTCTCGGCGTTGCTTCAATCAGCCCCATAATATACGGCGGCACTTTTAGCTTTCTGTTGCCGCTGTAAGTTTTTGGCTGCTTGAGCTGCGGGCCGGCCTCACCGTCTACCATTGCTTGCTTGATCGTTAATATATCGCCATCAAAGCAATCCCATGTTAGACCTCTGATCTCCGATGTGCGGAGACCGAGCCAGACAGCCAGAAGGAACGGCAATTCAAAGTCAGTGCCTTTGCAATCTTCGTGCAGAATTCTGATCTCTTCCATGGTAGGAATTTTGATTTTAGGTGCTTCCTTCTGAGGGAGGGATACACGGAACACTTTATCCGGGCATTCCTCCGACATTGCCGCCGTGAATAGGCCGTAAGCGTTGCGGACGTATTTCGGGGACTTTTCCCGTGCCATCTTATTCACGGCACGCTGCACGCGATCCTGCGTCAACGCGGAGCACTTAACGCTCATCAGTTCCGGGAAAACCACCTTGCGGAGTTTTCTGTAACCGTTGACGGTGGAGGGAGAGAGTATCGCGTCCTTGCTGTCAATGTATCGGTCGATAGCATCACCGACTGTGCGCTCAGACGCACGAGCGGCAGACTTCGCTCCGGACTTTAACGCGGCAGCTTCGTTTTCCGCCTGCCTTTTGGTAGGCGCTGTGACAGACACGCGCTTTCCGTCTACCATGACGCTGACATTCCAGTTGCCGGACGGCAACAGTTTTGCTTTCGGTATTTTCATTAAATCCCCCTCCAAAATCCGTAATCTATACAATGAAAATCAATGTACACGCACCACACAGCGAGAAAAACGATGATGAGAAACATTATAGCAATTACGCTGTTGCGGATACGAACACCGCGCCGCATGATCTCAATGGTATCGGCCTTTGCGTCAACGTGTCGTTCCAGCTCGTCGTTACGCGCCTGTAAGGTTTCCTCGGCTGGCGTCAAGTGTTCGGAAATTCCGAATATTTCGTCAATGGATATTCCAAGCGCTTTGCAGATCGGCGCGACGGTGTAAATAGACGGAGCTTTAGAAAACTTGGAAAAGAAATTCTGTACAGTGGACAGCGGCACGCCGGAAGCGTCGGAAATGTCCTGATATGTCAATTTCAGTTTTTCTTTACGGATTCTGCACACTTCTTGAATGTTCATTTATGCCACCTTAATTTTTCCGATTTTCGCGCCGCGAAGTCGCAAAATGAGGGCTTGTCGAACCACGTCGAGCGCTGTCTTATTGCAAGGTTTAGGTATTGAAGTAGTCAAGTAAAGCGGAGTAAGGTCAAGACAAGCAGCGGCGACCGCTCCCCGCTGGCTGCAAAAAGGCCCCGCCGTTTGTTGCAGAGGGCGGCGGGGCCGATCTAAATTATACCGTCTTGCATTCTCTCGTAAGTTATTGCCTCTTTCTATAAAATGATGTAAAATACCGTTAATTATAGTAAAATGCAATGAATTGAAAGGAGAAAAATAATGTTTCAAACTCGTGGCGATTTAAAGCGCAGAATTCGTGACCTTGAAGAAGAAAACGCCTTTCTTGTAAATGCTCAAAAACTTGCAGAAAATGGCGGTCTTGCGAAATGCAAAAGCATTGTGTGTAAAGGTTGCGAGCACGCGGTTTTTGTTAATAGGTGGGATGGCACGCCTTACCTTATTGGCTGTGATCTGACTGTGGGTTGCGAAGAATTTAAGAAGCGAACCATGACATAATAGTACCCCAGTGCTCTGCGATCGATGTAACGAGGCTCAACAACGCGACCAGAGTCGTGATAGAATACGGCACCCAAAAGTTTCGTGTTTCGCGGCGACGCTTTTCTACATAGGCGCGGCCCTCAAGTGTAATCGCATAGCCACCCCATTCACGGTCTCCAAGCTCGTCAATAACTTTGTCGGTATCCCATATAGAAATAAATTTTTCGCGTTTTAATGCGGACGTTATACTGCTTGGCTGCTTTGCTTCGTCTACTCCCGTTATTTGAGATATTTCCAAAAGCGGCAAGCGTCCCTTTTTATAAATGCGTTTTAGGAGTTTATAAGCTCGATTATCAATCATGATTTGACCTCGTGTGTTGAGAAACGATATTGACAACAATACTCATACTTTCCCTCTTGCACTAAAATGTGCAACAATCGACATACAGCCCCGTTACAAAAATATTTGGAGGGACATAATTATGGACGAACAAACGAAAAAAGCGGCAGAACTTTTTGCCAACCTGACGCCAGAGCAGAAAAATGTTATTCTTGCGATGGTTGATAACCTTCTATCACAGCAAGCACCGCGCTCTTCTGCTGCGGAGACAACCGGCTAAACCCGGCAATAAGCTGCGCAAGCTGCGCGTCCTCCCCCTCGGTCTTCGGATCGGGGGTGTTTTCTTTTATGCCCTCGGCCTCGACCAGTTTCCGCACCGTCTCAATATCTTTTAAGCACTTTGCGGTTTCTTCCGGGGTCTCCCCCTCGTGCAGGAGGATTTCGTCTGGCGTGGCTTTAAGCAGAATACAAATAACGGCAGCTTCTTTCGGAGAGGGGAGATTGCTATTTCGCTTCCATTCGCTAACCCATTTTGTTGTTCTGGTTGTTCCCATCTTTTTATTTAGTTCTTCGCAAAATATCGTGTTGTTTCTATATATTTTTTTAATCAAAAATACTACTTTTTCATAGTTAATAAAAACAACGTCCCTTTTTGCCACAGCAGTTACCTCTAAAAGTTCAATTCAAAAAATCGACATAGTCGGTAAACTTCCACATGCAGTCATAAAGCGTGAAAAGTTTTCCATCTGTTCCGATAGCCTTTATTGTTGATATTAAAAATGAGCGACCAACAACAGAAAAATTGAATTCTGCAAATTTTCCATGTTTCCAACAATGAATGCACGCTTTGGAAAGTTCACCGTTAACAGAATAATAAAGTTCCCCAATATAGTTTTCTTCATCGAATGACTTAATGCTATCTCTTACGGTACTGAAAAATGCAATTAGAGGATATTGGGGACGTTTTTTGGTTTTTGTTCGTGGGGCATAAATTAAATAACTTCTTGGTAAATCATCGGCATGAAGAACAGAGCCGAAATCAAAACAGATTGACTTAAAATTTATTTGATAATCAGATGGAATTATTTTTTCAATTTCGTTATCTTGTTCTAAATCATGCAACGTGCTAAGATGATAATTTATTTCATTTATCGCAAGGCTTAATGTCCTTTTGTTGTTTAAGTTGTACGCTGCCCACGCCTTGTTCTCGCCAATATACGAGCAGTTACAAATTTGATATGGCAAAAAGGGGAAATAAGTCATTTCCTCTTCAATGACTTGGCTCATTTTTAGCCAATCGTTTTTAGATAGCACATCTTTCTCACAACGAGAATTTACTAAAATTGCTATTTTTGAAGGAGGCTCGGATTGAACTCCTTTTGGTTCAACATATGCAGCAGGCGAATCGCGTGGCTCTGGTTCTTCCGCATAATATTCTTCATAGTTTCCACTCCAAGAAAGACCAAAGCGACCTAAAAAATTATCTAAAACTCCCATAGCCTAAATATTTTTTCAAAACCGCCAATTAAAGGCGGTTATTTTTGTGCATACCATCAATGAAGAAAATTCGTTGATGGTATTGACTAACGAAAAAAGTTCGTCTATAATAGCCTTACAGAACTTAATTAAGGCAAAAAAAACCAAGCCCCCAACGGATTTCCCGTTTTTGCGGACTTATAACCGATATTTTGTTGGCTGACACTTACATAATAGCGGTGTTGGTTGCGTTTGTCAATATAAAGTTCTGAACTTTATAAGGAGGGGAGAACGCTTGGAATTAAAAGGGATTCGAGAAAATGCCGGTTTGCGTCAGGAAGATGTAGCAAAGAAACTCCGTGTAAGAGTTTCCGCGGTGTCGAACTGGGAGCGCGGTGTGAATGGTATCGCAAGCAAGTACATTCGACCGCTGACCAGATTGTACGGCGTGACCGAAACGGAGATCAGAACAGCATCAGAAGCCGCGCAGGCCGCAAGAGTGGGCAAGGAGGGCGAATGAAACGATTTATTAAATTGTTTTTGCTTCTCTGTTCATGGGCTCTTGTCGCTATTGTAGCCGCCGCTATTTTAATGCTTGTTTCAGCATGGATTGCAGGATCGACGGAAAGCGTTTTGTTTGGCGCTGTTTTTTTGGTCTTGACCATTTTGGTTTGCGCTGCGATTTTGGCGATAAGTGGGGCGGACATATGAAGGCAAAAAAATGCCCCGCCCAATGTTTCAGCATCGAGCGGGGCGGGTGGGACAAATCTCACCACAAGATATTGTGTCCGTGCTTATTGTAGCACGAGAGAAAGGAAAAGGCAAGATGCTAAAGCCACAACAGTTAACGCGACGGCGAAACGACCTTGAGCGAGCCGTGCGCGGCGCGATGGGACGGGCGTTGATTCGCACCGGCAAGGAGCTGGGCGAGGAAATCGGCTTGTCAGAAACGCAAATCTGCAATCGCATGGCGGGGCGGTCCCGCTGGACTTTAGATGAAATTTGGGAGCTTGACCGAGTTTTGCAATTTACGGACGCGGAAAAGCTCATGCTGATCGGAGGCACGAAATGATTGACACGTTGGTTTTCGGCAGCATCGCCGCTGCGGTGATCGCGCTCAACGGCTGCGACTTCACCACGAGCCTTGCCGTCATCGGCGCGTGCGCGGTGTGCAAGGTGCTGTATGATCTGCTGCCGTACCTCGACAGGGGGTGCAGACGATGAGAAAGCACGACAAGCGCACGAGAGAGCAGCGCAAGGCCGATGAGGCGATGCTTTTTGCCGGTATCTGCCTGTTGCTGGCGGCGGTGCTCATCGCGGTCTCGGCGATGATGTGAAGTACCGCTGCGAATGGTGCGGGCTGACCTTTGACGAGCCCGACGTCTTGCACAGGCGCGAGAACCTTGACGGTGAGCGCGGCTATGCCCTTGTGACGGAAAAGTTCTGCCCGGACTGCGGCGCAGAGGAAATGTATTTTGAAGAATTGGAGGAGACCGAAGATGGATAACACCCTGATGAAAGTGACTCAACTCCCCGTGATCGAGGAGCATTTGAGGAGCCGGAAGGAGCAGACGGAGCAGCGCGTCGCAGAGGCAATGAGCCTTGTCTGCACCGACGAGACCTTAACCAGCGTGAAGAACATTCGCGCCGAAATGAACCGCGAGTTTGCCGATGCCGAGACCCAGCGCAAGGCCATTAAAGCCGCAATCATGGAGAAGTACGACAGCTTCGAATCCGTCTACCGTGAGTGCATTGCCGACCCGTACAAGCGCGCCGACGCAGACCTGAAAGCCAAGATTGACGCGACGGAAAGCGAGATCAAGAGCCGCTGCGAGGAAATGCTGCTGGGCTATTTTCGGGAGCTGTGCGCGGTCAACGAGATCGACTTCCTTTCGTTCGGGCAGACCGGCGTTAAGGTCGATATGGCGAGCGCCAGAGCCAAGACGCCGAAGAAGCTCATGGAGCAGATCAAGCTAAAGGTGGACGGCGTGGCGCAGGACATGAAAACCATCGGCACGATGGGCGAGAACGCGCCGGAGATCATGGTGGAGTACAAAAATAACCTCGACCTCTCGCTTGCGATCTCCGTTGTCAACGAGCGTCACCGCCGCGCCGAGGAGGAGCGCGAGGCCGTGAAACGCCACACGGTATCTCCAGCAGCGCGCGCTGCTGGAGATACCGTCGCAGCGGCCCCGCAGGTCGTCCCGAAGCGCGTGGAGCAGGCGGCGGTCGAACGCCTCACGGTGTCGTTCCGCGTGACCGATACGCGCGAGCGCCTGCGCCTTTTGAAGCAATTCCTTGTCAGCAATGGCTATCAGTACGAATGATTATTTTAAGGAGGATATTACCATGAACGAAATGCAGACCTACAACAGCACCGAAGTTGTGAGCGCCAAGAGCGTGAACGCCGAAATGATGATCTCCCGTCAGGCGCAGGAGGTACAGGCGGCAATGGTCGTCGCCAAGCGTTTTCCCCGTGACGAGATCGAAGCGAACAACCGCATTCTCAACGCCTGCAAGCGCAAGAGCCTTGCCGAGCGCGCGATCTATGAATACCCGCGCGGCGGCGAGAACGTGACCGGCCCCTCGATCCGTCTCGCCGAGGTCATGGCGCAGAACTGGGGCAACCTCGACTTCGGCATTACCGAGCTGGAGCAGAAGAACGGCGAGAGTACCGTCATGGCCTACTGCTGGGATTTGGAGACCAACACCCGCCAGACGAAGATCTTCACCGTGCCGCATATCCGCTACACCAAGAAAGGCAGCGTTGCCCTCACCGACCCGCGCGACATCTATGAAATGGTCGCCAATCAGGGCGCGCGCCGTATGCGCGCGTGCATTCTTGGCATTATCCCCGGCGACGTGGTAGACGCCGCTCTTGCGGCGTGTACCAAGACGATGATGGGAAAGAGCGATGAACCCATGATCGACCGCGTACGCAAGATGGGACAGGCGTTCAAGGATGACTTCGGCGTACCGATGGAGTGCCTTGAAAAGTACATCGGCTGCAAGGCCGAAGCGTTCACGGCGCAGAGCATCGTGCGCCTGCGTAATGTGTATACCTCACTGAAAGAGGGACGCGCGAGCCGCGAGCAGTATTTTGATCTCCCGACCGTCGAAGTGGACGAGACCACAGGCGAGGTCAAGGACGAGCTGCCCGCTCCCGCTGACGCCCTCGGTACGCCGGACGACGGAAAGACCGGCACCACCAAGCAGGTGAGCATGAATGATCTGTAAGGTCAAGGTCATTTCGACCGGCTCCAAGGGGAACGCCGTACTGCTGAATGATGAAATACTCATTGACTGCGGCGTTCCCTTTCGGGAACTCGAACCATACTGCAAGGGATTGAGGCTCGTCCTGCTGACGCATGTTCACGGCGACCACTTCAACCCCGAGACCATCAAGCGCCTGCACTTCCTGCGCCCTGCGCTGCGCTGGTGCGTCCCTCCGTGGCTCATGGAACCGATGGGACGCATCGGCGTGGACCGCCGCGTGACCGACGAGGGCATGGCAGGCCATGTGCTGTTCTACTCCTGTTCCCTTCTCTACCCCGTCTGTGTGTCCTACAATTCCATTCCTCACGATGTTCCGAATTGTGCGTGGCATATCGAATTTGCAAACGGCGAGCGCGTGTTCTATGCGACGGACTGCGCCTCGCTGGACGGCATTGTGGCGCAGGACTACGACCTTTATCTGATCGAAGCCAATTACGGCGAAGAGGAGATACAGGAGCGCATGAAGCGCAAGCTGGAGGCGGGAGAATTCAGCTATGAGAGCCGCGCGATGGAGAGCCATCTATCCCGCGAGCAGGCGCGCGCATGGCTCGCCCAAAACGCCGCCATCGGCAAGAGCCATGTGCTCTATCTGCACCAACACCAAAGCGAGGAGGAATTGAAATGAGCATGAATCGAATCTGCCTGATGGGACGCATCGGGCATGACTTGGAGCTGAAAAAGACGCACAGCGGCGTATCCGTTGTGTCGTTCCCTCTTGCCGTTGATCGCAACGGCAAAGAGGGCGGCACAGACTGGATCGACGTTGTCGCATGGCGCGGCACGGCGGAGATGCTCTGCAACTACGCTGATAAAGGTCGCATGATCGGCGTCGAGGGGCGCTTGCAGATGCGCGACTGGACGGACAAGAACGGCAACAAGCGCAGGAGCTACGAGGTGCAGGCTGACAGCGTGTATTTCGCAGACAACAGGCGCTCGGATGGTAACGATACTGCCGCACCGCAATACGCCACAGAGAGCGCCGCAGGCGGCTTTGCAGAGGTCAGCGAGGACGACGGCATGCTGCCGTTTTAAGGCGGTGGCGGTATGGGAGCTGCATCTACAAGGTGCTATGTAAAGGCATATTACGACTGGATCGAGCAAACAGCAGCACTGGAAGATGACGAAAAAGGCCGTCTGTTTGTTGCGATTTTAGAATATGCCAGGTCGGGTGAAATCCCTGATACCCTCGGGAGAGAGGCCCTTTTATTTCCGGTATTCAAGGCGGTCGTTGACCGTGACGCTCAAAAATCCGGTGCGCTGGCTCAAAACGGAGCGGCTGGCGGCAGAGTGTCAAAAACAAATGCAAGCAAATGTAAGCAAACGCAAGCAAATGCAAGCAAATGTAAGCCTACTAATAACATAAGACATAAGACAGAAGACGAAGAACATAAGACAGAAAACGATATACCCTCTAAATCCCCCTCTACGAGGGACGCATTCGAGCGTTTTTGGTCAGTTTACCCGCGAAAAATCGGGAAACAGTCTGCTAAGAGAGCTTTCGAGCGGGTCAAAGTCCCACTCGAAACACTTGTGACCGCGGTGGAGCGGCAGAAGTGCAGCGACCAATGGACGCAGAACAACGGGCAGTTTATTCCACACCCCGCTACATGGCTGAATCAAGGCCGGTGGGACGATGAGCTACCCGAGAGCGGCAGAGGGTATCACTACGACTACGGCAACACGGAGGGAAGCCTATGAACGTTGACGCATTGATCGACAGCATCGCGAAAAAGGCCGAGCCTGTGCGTGATCTGGTCGACTACGAGAAAGACGGGCTGCTGTACTGCGGACATTGCAACACGCCGAAGCAGTGCCGCATCCCCATCGGTGGGAACGTCCGCCTTGTCGGCTGCCAGTGCGCTTGCGCGGCGCGAGAGTACGAGGCCGAGAAAAAAGCTCGAGCTGACCGTGAGAAGCGACTGCGCATCGAAACGCTGCGTGCTGATGGAATCCGCGACAAGAGCCTGACGGCGTGCCGGTTCGACACGGCAACGATGAGTGACGAGATCGTCAAATGCAAGCGCTATGCCGACGCGTGGGACGATATGCGGCGCGAGAACAATGGGCTTCTGCTGTGGGGCAACACCGGCAACGGCAAGACCTTCGCGGCGGCGTGCATCGCCAACGAGCTGATTGATCGCGGCATTCCAGCGATGATTACGAGTTTCCCGCGAATCCTCAACGCGGGATACGACAAGCAGGAGATCATCAAGCAGGTGCACTATTACCCGCTGTTGGTGATCGACGATCTCGGCGCAGAGCGCAGCAGTGAGTATGCGATGGAAACGGTATACACGGTCATTGACGAGCGATACAAGGCAAAAAAGCCGCTGATCGTCACCACAAACCTGACGCTGGACGAGCTGTGCAAGCCGAAAAACATGGACTATCAACGCATCTATGACCGAGTGATCGAGATGTGCACGCCGATGGTGTTCAGGGGAGACAACCTGCGACGCGACAAGGCGAATAAGCGCCTGCGGTATGTCAAGTCGGTGTTGGAGGGACGCAATGAGCGTTGATATTTCTCGGCTTGGGAAAGATGCTCAAGCACAGGTCATGGCAAAGATGGCCGTGCAGGAAGTAAAGAAGCGCAGCAAGTACGGGAACCGCAAGGTCGTGCGCGACGGCATCAAGTTTGATTCCGAGCGTGAGGCGGCGCGATTCACCAAGCTGAAAGTGCTGCGTGCGATGGGAAAAATCCGCGACCTGCGGCTGCAAGCCAATTTTACCCTCGTGGAGGGCTACAAGACCATCGATGGCAAACGCATCAAGCCGATGGTCTACCGTGCGGATTTTACCTACGAGCGGGCGACCGAGCCAGACCGCAACGGCACGGTGTATTGGCTGCGCGAGGTCGAGGACGCAAAGGGCACGAAAACGAAGGACTACCTGCTGAAAAAGAAGCTGATGCAGGACAAGTTCGGCATCACGATCCGCGAGGTGTGAGATGAGTTTTGAGCACTGCCAATCCTGCCTGCCGCCGACGCGGTATCCCGGCTGCCAAGATCATTGCCCATACTACGCGGCAGATATCGCAAAGCACCGAGCTGCCCGGAAGGAAGAGCAGCGGGAAGCACAGGAGAAAGACGATTACTTGAGCGCGCGGCATTTTAAGACGCGGCGCTATCAACGACTGAAATGAGGGAGCGAAAAGATGTTGACAGAAAAAGAGCTGGGCGAACGGCTCAAAAACGTTCGCGAAGTGCGCCGCATCAGTCAGTTTCGGCTTGGCGAAATGGCGGAATGCGAGGGAAGAAGATGAAGCACCTTGGCGATATTACGAAAATCAACGGCGCGGAGATCGAGGCCGTGGACGTTATCACGGGCGGCTCACCGTGTCAGGATTTGAGCATTGCAGGAAAACGTGCTGGATTGGCCGGCGCAAGAAGCGGATTGTTCATGGAACAGGTCCGCATCGTAAAGGAGATGAGAGAACGTGACAGAAAGAACGGACGGACAGGTGACATGGTCAGACCTCGGTTTATGGTCTGGGAAAACGTGCCCGGAGCATTCTCAAGCAACAAAGGGAGAGACTTCGCGGCAGTCCTCGAAGAGATCATCCACATCGCAGAACCGGAAGCCCCCGATATTGAAGTGCCTGAAAAGGGTTGGAACACCTGGGGGGGCTACCACGATGAAGTGGGAGGACGATGGAGCGTGGCTTGGCGAGTGCATGACGCGCAACACTGGGGAGTCCCCCAACGTCGCCGTCGTATCTCGGTTGTCGCAGATTTTGGAGGAGACACCGCAGGCGAAATACTCTTTGAGCGCAAAAGCGTGTCAGTGTATCTTACGGAGAGCGGAGCGGCGCGGGAAAGACTTACCGGAGATTCTGAAAGCGGTGCTGGTAGAACAGGCGAAAGTATAGCACATGCTTACGGAGAAACAGGTGTTGGATATTGGAAGAATGGCGTTCAAACATTGCGGGCAGAAGGAGAAAACAGACCATCGAGACCATCTAATGTTGTCGTATGCATGGCTACACAGCAGGGCGGCGCAGAACTTCGGACAGACGACCGATCACCTACACTTACCGCAGCGGCCGGCATGAGCGGGAACAATCAGCCGGTTGTATGCGCCGGGTTTAAGCTCGGCAACAGCGAGCAAGCGCGAAGCATCGGCTACGCCGAGGAGCAAGCCCCCACTCTGTGTGCGGAGTGCGGAGGTAACAAGCCCGCGGTCGTGGCACTGGATATGACAAACGCTTGTGACGTCATCCGCGAGTGTGGCGAGGTCGTTCCCAGTTTGCAAGCAAGGATGGGCACCGGCGGCAACCAAGTGCCGCTGACGTACCAAGAGGTGACAGGTACGCTTTCACCCGGCGCTCATGCCGGTAGCTACAACGGGCAGGACGCTTACAACGATATGTTGGTCGTATCGAGTGAAATCTCGCCTACGTTGAGAGCAAGGGCGAGTGACCCATGCCGTGAAGATATGGCGGCATATATTGCAAGCGTCGACTGCCGGAACTTTTGCGAGGGGGGCGAAACAAACGGAACGTTACAGGCCAAATCAAACGGCGGGGTCAGCTACAATTTGCAGAACACCGTGAGAACGGGCATGATCGTGCGCCGCCTTACCCCGATGGAGTGCGAACGGCTGCAAGGGTTCCCCGACCAATGGACTGACATCGGCGAGTGGCGCGACAGCAAGGGCAAACTGCGCAAGCCAAGCGACAGCCCGCGCTATAAGGCGCTGGGCAACTCCATCGCCCTGCCATTCTGGGACTTTCTGGCAAAGCGCATCAGTGCGCAATATCTACGCCCTGTTATGATGGGAAGCCTGTTTGACGGAATAGGCGGCTTCCCGCTGGTGTTCGAGCGGCACAACGGCAAGGGAACGGCGCGCTGGGCGAGCGAGATCGAAGAATTCCCCATTGCCGTGACAAAATTGAGATTTGGGGGGGAATGACTATGTACATTGGCGAACCATTTAGCTGGAAGTCTGCCGCATTTGAGGGCAGCTATTTTACGGCGGAGGTACACGGAATCAAGCTCAAAGAGAGCTTCAAATTTTAGGGAGGTAATTATGGACGCTATTGAATTTATCAAGCAGTTGAGACGCATGGATGAAAAGGGAGTGCCGAAGAATCGTTTCATTTATCTACGCGTTGGCAGAGAGACGGATTCGCCAGAGGACGTTGTGGCCGAAGTTGAGGAATGGGTAAAGATGAATCCCGTCAAGACGCGGCAGAGCGTGTTTCTGGGCAACTATCCTTGTGCAAGGATTGATCGTCAAAGTGTATTGTACGCCTGCCCAGCAGATGTCTATGGAGACAACGTGTGCCCGAAGAAAAAAGATGCCGCTCCGATAACTTGCTACGAGTGCCGCCGCGAGTTCTGGCCGCAGGAGGTGGAGTAATGGAACGACTGACGAAGCGCGACACCGATGGACAGGCAATGATGGACTGCCAGAAGTGTAAAGCGGATTGGACGGGTAAGCATGGTAAGCCGATGGATAGCTGCACCGCGCTGTACTGCCGCAATCGCCTCAAGGATCGCCTCGCCGCCTACGAGGACACAGGGCTGACGCCGGAACGCTGTGCCGAATTTGCGCGAGCAGACGCGGAAGGGCGGTACATCGTAATGCGTGATGCGGAGCAGGAGGGCGTTGCCCGCCTGCGCGAGCTGGCCGAGGCCGACAGAGCCGGTCGGCTGGTGGTGCTGCCGTGCAAGGTGGGCCAGCGGGTGTTTACCTTACTGGACACGGACAAGCATATAAGCGAGTGCGAGGTTAAGCAGATCGGGTTGGGTAATGAGATTGGCTTTGTTGGCATCGAGCCAATAGGCGCTCGCGGAAGGGAATACGGAGTATCGATAAAGGGCTTCGGCAAGACCGTATTCCTCACCCGCGAGGCGGCGGAAGCGGCATTGGAGGCAATGAAAAATGAGTAAGGCTGTTATGCTGAGCATCCGCCCGAAGTGGTGCGAGAAGATCGTCAATGGTGAGAAAACCATCGAGGTACGAAAAACGCGACCGAAGCTGCAAACACCGTTCAAGTGCTATATCTATTGCACTATGGATCACCCTTACATTTCTGTGTCCTGCGGGGAACTGGACAAGCTCAACTATCGCACAAATACCGTTTGTCGGTGTAATGGCAAAGTCATCGGGGAATTTACCTGCGATCGCATAGATAGACTTGTCCCGGCAAACGATCCGTATGGCATCTATGACATTGACGATGATTATGTATTCCAGACTTGTCTTGAAAATGGAGCACTATGGGATTATGGACACGGAACACCGCTTTACGGCTGGCATATCTCCGACTTGCGCATTTATGACCAGCCGCGGGACTTGAAGGAGTTCCGGCGGTCTTGCCCTAATGACCTATCCTGTGAGGCCTGCGCCATGTATAGCAACAACAACGGTATCTGCAACAATGGGGCTTTGCCGCTTCGCCGCCCGCCCCAGAGCTGGTGCTATGTGGAGCGACGAAGGATGTATGACCTGAAACCTTGCCCGTTCTGCGGCGGAGAAGCAATACTTGAAACAGTAGATGGCAACAGCCCAGAAGAGTGCTATATATACTGTCCAGAGTGTGATTTTGAAAGTGGCGTATATAGCGAACCCAAATTTATCATCGAAAAGTGGAACAGGAGGGCCGACAATGGCAACTGTTAAGTGTGCGCTGGGTGAGCGCGGGCGCCCGTCCCACGAATGGAACGACGGTGAAAAAGACCGCATCTACTGCCTCGGTAGGATTGACCCCATGACGGATGCCCCGTTACCGGAATGTTTGGCTTGCTTAGATTTTGTTGACAAGGCACAGGATGACTTGGAGGCGTTTTATGGGAGGGCTGACAATGACTAAATACATCGAGTGTAAAGCGGTGTTTGCGCTGATTCGACCGGACGACCCGAATGACGAACGATGTGCCGTTACGGTCGCGACAGCCAAAAGGCTTATCCGACACGCCTTGGCCGTTGCGCCCGCTGCTGATGTTGCGCCGGTGACGCGGTGTAAGGACTGCAAGTATGCATATATCAATAGCTTTGCGGTGTCATCAGGCGAGGCTCTTTGCACGTTAAGTGGGAAGCCGATGCAGCAAGACGACTTTTGCAGCTACGGCGAGCCGAAGGAGGGATAACGCATGGACGTTGTTGGGCGAAAGGTTGTTAAAACGCGGGCGGCTCATGTGTGCTTCGGTTGCGGGCGCAAATTCGAGCAAGGGGCTATGATGGAGCGCAGTTGCGTTTTCGATGGTGCGCCGTGGACGTGCTATCTGTGCGAGAGCTGTCAGAAAGCGTCTTCTGAGTTAGGATGGCAAGACGAGTATGGATTTGGGGACTTGCGCGAACGTTCGCTTGAGATTGAGAGGGAGGCACTCCATGCTGACGATCACGATTAAAGCCAACGTCCCCGCCGCTGACGCGCAGGGCATCAAGGAGCGAATCGCCATGGACATTGAGCGATACGGCGACGTAAAGGTCGTGAGCATCGTGAGCGACCGGGGACGGGAAGAACAACTACGAATGAAAGGAGCCAAATTATGAGCATCAATGTAAAGAAGTACACCAAAGACCAGATGGCGAAGATGGTGGAGGACGCGCAGGAGAAGACTGCGGCGCTTGAAGCAGAGATCATCGAGCTGAAAAACTGTATCGACGAGAAGAATGATCTGATTGCCGAATATGCGAATTTAAAGGCGGCGATGCAGCGAAAGAACGCCGCTCTGACTGAGCAGATCAGCCAGATGAACGGCGAGGCCATCAACCGTGAGAACGAAATCGCGAATCTGAAAGCGGACGCGGATGCGCTGCGAAATAAGCTCGCTGATACCGAGGCGGCGCTTGGGCGGGCGAACGATGAGTGCGCTTCTAAGCAAGAGGCCCTTAATGTAATGCGTAATAGACGATACAATGCCGAGCAGCGCGCAAATTACGCAGAAGCCCACCCGTGGCGAAACCTGTGGGCATGGGCCAAGAGAACGCTGAGCCGTGAGTAAGTGGGTCGTTATTACCCGTGGTGATGATGGTACGCCGTGGCCAGATTGGGCGTTTCGGTTCATGTGCCCAGCGTGCAAACTAAAAACAAGCACTGAGAGCAATTTTTGCCCTTACTGCGGAAAGGATATGCGCGATGAATCAAAAGGACATCGACCGGCAACTGCGAGCATTGGACGAGGCGAAAATCACGATTGAAGCGCTGTGGGCGAAGTTGAAGTCTCGTGACGATTTGGTTAATCAGCTGGAAACGGAAAACTACAGGTTGAGACGCAAGGCGGGTGAGGAATGAGCACGTTTCCTGACCGGCTGCGGAGATTGCGCGAGCGCCATCAGTTAAAACGCTGCGTGTTATCTGAGCTGTGCGGGCTGAACCGCAACACAATCAAGCGCTACGAGATGGGGACGCAGAAACCGTCAATGGACGCGCTGATAAGCATTGCTGACTATTTTGGCGTGTCTATTGATTATCTGCTCGGGCGGTCGGACTACCCAAAAAGTTTATAAAAATATTTTGCAAAACTCACTTATAAGTGAGTCAGGGCATTGCAATTATGGGAGAATTGAGCCGCAGAGGTGTAAAAGCCTTTGCGGTTCTCTCATTTATGGCGTTAAACCTCCTGCGCCATAGCGGGGCGCGGTGCTTTTCATCTTTTCACACCGCCCCCCGCGATATGCAGACATAGCTCAATTGGGAGAGCGGCGGCAATTAAGGCGGGATTGCTCGCGACGATGCAGGTTCAATCCCTGCTGTCTGCGCCAAAAGAGGAGAGCCGCTGCCCTGAGAGTGCGGCACGTTGTTGCCCTTCGGGGCGGGTAAAGTCTGCTATGTAAGGCCAAGGGGCGGGGGCTGGTAGCAAAATTGATTTGAGGTGGTGACAATGGCTGCGCGTCTGACAGACCGGCAGAAAAAGAAAATACTGGCGGACTATGTGCAGACGAACAACTATTGCGCCACAGCGAAAATCAACGGCGTTTCCGCAACGACGGTTAAGAACCTTGTGCGGGCGAATGCCGACATTGTGGAAAAGTGCGAGCAAAAAAAGGAAGAGAACACCGCCGATGTGATGGAATACATGAACGACCACAAAGACCTTGTGTGTTCGTTCATCGGCAAGGGGCTTGAAATGCTCAACGACCCAGAGAAGCTGGCGGCGGCGAATCTCAGCCAGATCACAACGGCGATGGGAACGCTGATCGACAAGTGGGCGATGGTGCAGGAAAAAACGGGAGACAATAGCAATGACGGCGTGACGGTGATTATTGATGTCTAAGATTCTTCTTTCACAAAAGATCGCGCCGGTATTCTATGGGGTCGCAAAAGACGTGTTTCAACATGGGCACACGCATTACGATTTCAGCGGCGGGCGCGGTTCGCTGAAATCCTCAACGGTTTCGCTTTTTGTCCCGCTGCTCCTAATGCAGAGAAAGAACCGGAATTGCCATGCGCTGGTACTGCGTAAAGTAGCAAATACTATCCGAGATAGTGTGTATGCTCAGTACATTTGGGCAATCGGAGAATTGGGGGCAGCTCAGTATTGGGAAGCAAAGGTTTCTCCGATGGAGCTGATTTATAAGCCTACCGGCCAGAAGATCATGTTTCGCGGCGCTGATGACCCCATGAAAATCAAATCTATCAAAGTGCCGTTTGGTTACATTGCCGTGACGCACTTTGAAGAGAAAGACCAGTTTGCCGGACGCGCGGAAATCCGAAACATTTTGCAGTCGACCATGCGCGGCGGCTCGGTGTTTTGGAACTTTGAGAGCTATAACCCACCGATTTCTCGCGACAACTGGGCAAACAAAGACAGTTTGGAGGAACGGGCCGACCGGCTGTGTCACAAGTCAACATATCTGCAAGCGCCGCCAGAGTGGCTGGGGCAGCAGTTTATTGACGAGGCTGAACACCTGAAAGCCACTGACGAGCGGGCGTATCAGCATGAATACCTCGGTATCCCGGTTGGGACCGGCGGCAATGTATTTGACAGGCTCGAACTTCGGGAGATCACGGACGAAGAAGTTTCCAGATTCGATAAAATCTATCAGGGCGTGGATTTCGGATGGTTCCCAGACCCCTTTGCATTTATCCGGCTGCATTACGACAAGGCAAGGGAAACAATTTACCTGCTTGACGAGATATACCAAAATAAGCTTTCGAACGAGCAGAGCGCGACGATAATCAAACAGCGCGGATATGGCAATGTGCGCGTCATCTGTGACAGCGCGGAGCCAAAGAGCGTGGCTGACCTACGGGCAATGGGATTGCCTGCGTATGAGGCGGTCAAGGGCCCCGGCTCTGTGGAATATGGCATGAAGTTTTTGCAGCGCAGAACAATCGTCATTGACAGGCGACGCACACCAAACGCTTACAATGAGTTTGTAGGATACGAATACGAGAGAAACAAAGACGGCGACATTATTAGCGGCTACCCAGACGCGAACAACCACCTGATTGACGCGACTCGGTATGCGTTGGAACCTGCCAGCCGCAGAATGGGAGTTATTGCATGAGTAGTGTAGTTGTCCAGAAATTAAAGGAGATCGGATATTCCACAATCGAGGATTCTTTTTATGAGCATGTGGATGTTTGGAAGTCTTGGTATCAAGGAAACGTCAAAAACTTCCATAGATACCGCAAGTATA